TCCCCTTGGTCAACGTGGAGCGCAGTTGCTGGCTTTCGGCGTAGGGCCTTCCCTTGAGGCGATCTGGGCTGTCATTGGTCAGTCCACCCTGCGGGTCCCATAAATACTGTCCGGTGGTCGATTTCAGGGTCGACAAGAAGCCGATGGTCTTGGAGTTGAGCGCGAAACCGGCGGCGTTCTGGGGTGCGTTGTTGACACGGGTGGAGTACATCAGTTGAATCAGGTGATCGAAGGTCAGAGCCGCGCCGTTGGTCCCGCCGATCACAGAGCCGACGCCGGCGGTATTGACGATGCCGGTCGGCTGGTTGGATGTGCCAGAACCGGAAATTGCAGCCAGGTCGATAGCCAACGCACCGACAGCGGCAAGGTCGCTGCGGACCAGCATTTCAATGGCCGGGGTGGATTGCAGCAGCATCTGGCGGGAGACTTTGGACAGCGCGCCTACCGTCTTGGGCCGCAACGATACCTTGCCGAAGGTGGCTTCGGACTCGGTCAACGCGCCCGATTCACCGACCCAGTAGGTGCCGGTCTGGCTGGACTGGGTCGGCAAATCGACGCCGCCGACCAGGCCGGGCAGCATCATGGCGCCGAGTTTGGCGGTAACCGAGCTGTTCCGCAGCACCTCAATAAAAGAATCGGCCAACAGGCTGGTGGCGACGATGTTGCCACCCTGTGCGGCGGTGCCGACCTGGTAGATGGCGCGCTGGTTGCGCTTCATCATGGCATGGGCGGCGCGGTGTTCTTCGGTCGGCGCGAAGGGCAAGTCATTCGGGAAGAAAAACGATGTACCACTCTTCGGCTCGCGGCCGTTGCGCTTGCTGATTTCCTCGGAGACTTCTCGCTCGAATCCGGCTGCGTTCCAGTTTCCATTGACGGCGGCATTGATGGCCCGCATCAGAGAGTACCTGGATTTTTCGCTTGCGCTCAGGCCAATATCGTCCGACACGCTGACGGCAGGGCGCTGGTCGCTGCGCTTGTTGAGTTCGAGCAGGACGACGCCGCGCGCCTCGGGGATCGAGGTTCCGTCGGCGATGAGTTTGTCGCGCAATTCGGCCTTGATGTTGTGGGCGCGGCACATGGCGTCGATTTCGACGGTGCGAGCACGTTCTTCGCGCTGTGCATCCAGGCGCAGGCTGTTCATATCCACGTTGACGCCACCCCCGGCGGGGGTGCCATCAGCCGCGACCTGGTCATGCAGGGTATGGCGTTTTTTCATTTCAGGTCCTTTTTCAGGGGAATACGCCACGCTTGCGCGGGCAGAAAAAAACCCGCCAGAGGCGGGTTCGGTTACTTCGGAGGCCGGTTCCGTCGGCGGCGATCCGCGCGTCTCGATAGCGATGTCGATTTCATTGGCGTCGACGGAGCGACCGAGGCCCACCGTGGCGTCGGCCGGAATGGTTACCAGACTGATCTCATACGGCTCCCAGTCGGTGGCGGTGTAGGTCTCGGTCTCGGTGTCTTCCAGCATCTTGTAGATCTGGTACATGAACGAGGCATTGACCAGGATTCCGTCGGCGGCTTGCTGCATGGCCCAGTCGCCCCGATCGTCGCGGCCAAAGCGAACGGTGGCATAGCCGCGCGCATCCGGCCCGATATCGATGGCTTCGACCACGCCGAGCAGATCATCTCGGTTGTGGTTGTAGAGCAGCGGCATGCTGGCCTGGCGTGTGCCTTGGCGCATCGCGCCCTTGGTATGGCTGAGTATTTCGGTGCCATACCACATGTCGACCGGCTCTTCGCTGGAGAATGGGAAGGTGGCCGTGCGGGCCGCCTGGTCGACGCCGCTGGTGCCGCGCAGGCTGAAGGCGCGTTTCATCGGCCCGAGCTTGTCGGGGCGTTTCCTGATGCTCATTCTGTTTCTGCTCCTGTCTGGGTGCCGTCCTGGCTGTCATCCTCTGGCGTACCATCCGCTTCCTCGGTCGATGGGTCGTCTGCGGTTTGGTCGGCCGGGGCGTCGTCCTCTTCCTCTGCGGGGGCATTCGGCTGCGCGAGGCCCTTGTCGTTTACCTGGGCCGGGTCGGAATCGAACACCAGATCCATATCGGCCATCATGTCCAGCTCTTCGCGCCGGGCCTTGAATATGTCCTCGGCATCCTGTCCGCCGGCGGTCAGTCCAATCACGTCAGAGACTGTCATGAAGCCGTTTCGCACGGCCATCTTGTAGGCGGTGACTTCCTTGGCGGGATCGACCCAGGACCAGCCGCGCGGTTTGAATCGGGCGTTTTGGTATTTGGCCCGGTTGGTGGCGTAATCCGGAATATCGATCGCCATGGAATAGACCGCCCGATCCAGCCATTCCTTGTGCAGCGGCTGGCGGAAATTACGGATCAGCCAGCCCTGGATGACGCGCCACAGATCGCGGTCATCGAGCAGTGCGAGGCGGCTTGAACTGTAATTGCTTTGTGAGTAGTCCCGGCTCAGGCTTTCGTAGCTGACGCCGACGCCGGCTGACAAGCTGCGCAACATGTGCCGCAGGAATGGCTCCATGGCCGTATTGGGCGAACTCGGATTGAATCCGGCAAATGTTTCTCCGGGCTGCAGGTGATTGATCTGGCCTGGAGATAGATCGGTCAGCCGCTGGCCGGCATCGGTGTCCGTAGCGTCAGCGGCGAGAGGTTCAGGCGACTGGATGAACCCCATGACGGCCGCACTGGCCCGCGCCTTTACGATCTCGCCTTCCTCGTAGCCGCCGATGTTGTTCATGCGTTTGATGGCGGCATGCATCCAGGGTTCGCCACGGGTCTGTGGCCAGCGGTCGACGATATAGAGGTGGATGATCTCGTCGGCGGGGATCCGCTCGAACCGGCTCGGCACGAACGTGCTGAACTGGAAATCGCCGGGATGTACCGGGTTGATCCAGTAGGCGGTCGGACGCTGCCATTCGTCCATTTCAACGCCCATCCGGATCGGCGCTCCGGTGGGGGCCGTGGCCTGTGTCCAGAAATCGATCAGCCGGTCGGCCTCGATGACCTCAAGGGCCAATGGGATGATGCCTTTGCCGAATGGCTTCCGGATCTTGCGGATGAGCACTTCGCCGTCGCGCACCAGGGCGGCCACGATTGCGCGCTCGATATCTGAAAAATGCATCTTGCCGCCGGTGTGACAGGTGTCGGCGTTGCACCAGTCGGCCCAGGCCTGTTCGATTTTATCGTTGATCCTGCCGATCAATTTTCCGCCGGCGGTTTCGACCCGAGCCTGCAATCCGATACCGGTCCCAATCACGTTGTTCTGGACGATGCGGACGCAGTTTTTGGCGTATTCGTTGTCGCGGACCAGTTCCCGTGATCTGGCTCGAAGCAAGCGCAGACTGGTGACGATCTCGGAATCGGCCGAGGTGTTGATCGGGTTCCAGTCGGCATTAAGCCGGTTGACGCTGGCGCCGGCATATAGACGCTGGCCCTTTGCCGGCGCATCCCATACCACTGGCGCTCTGGATCGTGCGCGCTGGGCGGTTGGCGATTCTGTCGCCATCCAGCGTTGCAGGGTAACCGCACCCGGCTGGCGGATTTTCCGTTGCACGTCGGACCAGGTCGCCATCAGCGGAACCTCACATAGAGTTTGCGCGGGTTGCCGAGGCCGTTGGCGATGTCCTTGGCGGTTCGATCATTGAGCACACGCGTTTTCCAGTAACTGATCTCGATCAGGATGTCGGCGGCCGTGTCGAATTCCATGGACCGGCTGCCGATGGTGTATTTTTTGGTGCGGCCCCGCGTGGATCGGAAGGTGGCCAGCGCGGTCTCACAATCGGACAGGGCCTTTTCGGCTAGTGTTCGTCCGTCATAGATCCCGCTTTGCTGGGTGAGGTCGGCCGATACTGTCACCTCTCCGCTGGCAATCGTGATGCGTTCTGTCGCGCCGACGAGGAGAGCGACCCACCAGTAGACGCCAGGCGCGAGGGAGGCGGCTTGAGCTGGTGTGAGGGTGGTGACCCATCCGGGGCCGTCCGTGGCGCTGGCGAGCGTGAGACCGACCGGACCACGCAGGACATAGGATTGCGCGTAAACCGAGGAATCCAGGGTACGCGCGCCTTGCACCCACGGCTCATCGGTCCAACTGGCCGAATCGCCCTGGATCAGGGTTTGCGGAAATGTCATCGTTTAAGGCCCAGGTAGGCGATTTCGTGGTCGAGCAGGCGCGGGAATTTGTCTCGCACCGCTTGCTTGAGCGCGGCCTGCACCAGCGCGTTCATGAATGCGGAGGGGATGGACGGCCCATAGAGTTCGTCAATGGGAAGACCGGACCAGACTGTCTTACCGTTTTTCTGCGTTTTCTGGTGCTTTGGCCCTTTGCGCACGAATACGCCTTGATGCCCGTTTGGCATGGTGGCGATGAATGCGCCTTTGATGATCTTGCGGCCGTTCTTGACCTGCACGCTGACGCCGGCTTTGGTTTGCCGGGCGCCGTAGTTGATCAGCCCAATGGGCCGACCGTTGGCCTTGAGCGTGGCAGCGATCTCGGTACGGTTGGCCCTGCGCAGGCTGATGGCGCTTTTGATCTTGGCCACCTTGATGCGGTATCCAGCATCGCGGATTTCACGCGATGCCTGCACCTTGACCTGGCTGGCGGTCTTGTTGATCGCCCGGACCACGGCCTTGTCGCACACGTCCTGCTTGATCCGTTCCAGCTTCGCCAACGCGGCGCTGATGTCGGCTTTGACGCTGATCTGGATCATGGGCAATAAAAAACCCGCCTTCCTTTCGGTTGCGGGTTATGTGTAGTCGCTCGAAACGCCAGCGTGCCTGAATTAGGCCAAAAGCATGCAATCGTGTCAAGCCCTATAGATCGATTTTGTTATCCATGTCGCTTTTTTCTGCTCGGCCTGATCGTCGATCAGCCCGGACAGCCTGCGATGCGCCTGGTCGACGCGCAGGTAGTAGGTGCGCAGACTGACATGGCAGTCTCTGGCTTTCTGGCTTTCCGTTCCTGGCCGAATGTACTTTACGATGACTACCAGGCGTAGCTCGGGCGGAAGCTGGTTGATGGCCTTTTCCGTGGCGACCGCTTCTTCGTCGTAATCCGGATCGGCTCGGAATGTGCAGCGTGGCACCCAGGGCCGAAGGCTGCTGGCGGCATAACCCAGGCCTTTGATGCGCATCCCGTTGGCTTGCCAGTCGGCCCAGCGCTGCAGGCGTTGATGGATATGTTCAATCATGGCGCTCCTACCAGTTTTTTGCGAATCCGCCGGGGCGCGGCGGGGTGATGGTTTTTTTTACCGACTTGTCGGCCGTGGCTGGCGCAGTGGCTTTCTTGCGGGCCAGGCGCGACCAGGACAGGCGCATGGCGGCCATGGCGTAGAGCAGGCAGTCCAGCGCCTCGTTGCGGGGCCGGGTCTGCACCCATTCGCTGAAGGGCCGGGTGCCGCGCACCTTGGTGACGAGCTTCTCGGCGGCGAGCTGGGCGAAATATTCGTCGTCGAAGGCTGCGTCGTTCTTGAAATGGATGTAGCCGTTGCCTACCTGGGTGAGCTTGAGCCGGGAATAGATCAGCGCCTTGCCCTGGTCGACGCCGATCGGTTCGACCTGGACGGCGCGTTTTTTTCGGTTGCGCAGGCGCTGGGTGCGCTTTCGGTCGTCTTCGATCAGTGGCCGACCCATGCCGGTGACACCCTTTATCGCCACAGTCCAGGCGCGTTTTTCGGTGAAGCCGTAGACCATGCTGGTGTTGTAGCCGGAGTCGATACAGGCGAACTGGACACCGACATCGGTGAGTGTTTCGTGCAGGTCTTCCCAGACTTCGGGCCGGGCGGTATCGCCGGGCAGGATGACATGGTCGAGCAGCCAGGCTTGTTCACCTTCTCCCCAGCCGACGATGCTGGCTTCGAGGCGGTCTTTCTGCACGTCGACGCCGGCGGTGATGAGTAGGATGGGCAACTCGTCCGGGTAATCTTCCAGGCGGCCAATGAGGGCCACGTCGTCGATGTGGTCGCCCTGCTCTTCCCAACTTTCGCCCAGCGTGGTGTTGATGAAGCGCTTGAGGTTGGCGGTATCGCCGTGTGCGTCCTGCCACTTGGCCCACAACTCGGCCCAGGTGAAGCCCAGGCCGATCGGCGAATACAGGCCGGACAGGTGATATCCGCGCACCGCGCGCTCAGGGTGGCGCGGTATCCAGCGCCCGGCGGCCAGCATGGCCTGCTTGTGATGCTCGTCAATGCGCTCGCCGCAGGACCGGCAACCGTAGTAGACCGCGCCGGTGGCGTCGTTGTGGCGCAGGCCATAGCTGCCGTCGTCATGCCGCCAGCGCAGCACCTGGTACTCGCCGCAATGCGGGCACGGCACATGATACTGGCGCATGTCGCTGCGGTCGTATTCCATCTCGATCCGGCTGGCGCCCTTGACCGTTGGCGTGGACACCAGCAGCACCTTGCGGCGCGGGAATGTTTTGGTGCGCTCGTCGATCAGGCCGAGCGGGTCGCCTTCCTGGCCGGCTTCCCACGGGAAGCGATCGACCTCGTCGCACAGCACATAGCGGATCGGCATCGATGCCAGCGAGGCCGGCGAGTTGGCGCCACCGATCACCAGCATGCCGCCGGGGAAATCCTTGATGTCCTCCGAGTTCGCCGCGTCGCGCTTCGAGCGCGCGTCGAAGATCTTGCGCAGCACCGGGGTC